AGGCTGCCGCCCTGCGCGCCGCGGTGAAGAAGCTGGACGAGGGAATGAAAGGTACAATGGCCGATTATCAGATTGCATCGGTAGCGGAAACTGCCATTATGGATGTATATCCGTACAGCGCAGAAGTATCAATGTCAGATACTATTAGCGAAAACGCCAACTCTCCCGTTGTTCGTAATTTCATTCAGTCACTCCCGGAAGGCTGCAAGACAACCATTACCGTAGGAGGAAAGCAGGTCGTAGTTGACAAGACCGGAAAAGATACAGTAGTAACCCCACAAGACAAAGAAAGCGATGACATACGAGGAGATGATTAAACTTGCATCCAAAGCCAAATCACGTAAGAAACCAACGAACGATGAGCATAAGATGCAATGCGCTTGCGTGAAGTGGTTTAGATTGGAATACCCCAAGCTGAAAGATATGCTGTTTGCTGTCCCGAACGCTGCCAGAAGAAGTGCAAGAAACGGAGAATACATGAAGGATGAAGGGATGCTTCCCGGTGTTGCCGATCTAATTCTTTTAAAAAGCAATCGCTTCTATGGAGCTTTGTGTGTGGAAATGAAAAAGCCGGGTAAATACCAAAGACCGGTGCAAAAAGAATGGCAGAAAGAGTGTGAAGCTGCCGGGAACAAATACGTAGTCTGCCGGTCTTTGGATGAATTTATGAAAGTTATAACAGATTACTTAAATGACATATAATCATGGAACAGGAAATTAAGGAAATAAGTGATTATCTGAATATTACTTGCTCTAATAACCCGCAAGAAATTCAGGAGCGCATATCGACAATAATGGTATATATGATGCGTACAGGAGAAATGCTTGCAGATGCAAAGAAAATGCTTCGCAGAAAAAAGTCAGATGAAATACAGAATACCATTATTCAGATCGCCAAAGAAAACTGTCTTTCTGCAAAAATACAGAATGCCCTGCTTGAAAGTATCGCGGAAGATGAAGCGTTCTTGGTTGACCGGTTGGATAGGCTTAACGCCTCGTGTGTACACCAACTTGATGCTCTTCGTACGCTTTTAAGTTTTGAGAAGGAATCGTTAAGACTTAATAAGGCAGGATACTGATAAACAATGTTTAAACTGTTGATATTCAGAAATATACTTATTGTAATTTCATAATAAAAAGTTAACTTTACAATATATAAATAACTGATTGTCAAATAATAGGCATAATGAAAAAGGATACAAAAAGAAAATCATTTGTCTTCTATATTGAATGGCAGGAAGTGCTGATGGAATATCCTGCGGAGGTCAGACTTGAAGTGTACGATGCAATTATTGAGTATGCTGCATCGGGGACACTGTCGGAGCTGAAACCGTTGGCTAAAATGGCATTTTCTTTTATAAAGAAGCAAATAGATTCTAATAATGATAAGTATAATTGCCTTGTTGAAAAAAGGAGTGAAGCAGGAAGGAAAGGAATGGCAAACCGGTATGGGACTCCTGTAACAAATCTAACACATGATAACAAAGGTAACACAAGTTGTCAAGATGTAACAAATCTAACAAGCGGTAACAACGCTAACTATAATGAGCCTGATAATGAGCCTGATAATAATTCTCTCTCTAGTGCGCAAGCGCGAGAAGAATTTCCTCCACCGGATATTTTCGATAAACCTTTGAAGGAATGTTACAATGAACTTGCATTGAATGTATCGTGGATAGAACCATTTGTTATGAATATCCGTTCTGCCGGACATATGGAATTTACCGTTGAAACATTCCACGAATGTTTGAAGCGTTTTTTTGTAAAATTGCAAAACGAGGGAGAGATCCAAAAATCCCCTAAAGATGCCATGTCACATTTTTCGAGATGGCTTGATATTGACCTTAAAAAGCAAGAAGATGACAAACGAAGAGCAAAAGCTTTCAGCCCAACTGCAACAAATCCAACTGGAAAAGTCGTTCGCTGCGAAGCTGAAACAGGAACAGATATACAATCTTGTGGAACGGCACAGAAAGACTATTCGTCAAGATTTTGAATATGATTTGACGAATCCGAATGAATTCTATGCCCATCGGAATTTGATAAAATCTCTTGGGAATAATTATATGGGGCGTGAATTCAGAGAGTTTGAAGTGGACAAGAACAACTCGAAAGTGTTGTCTTTCCTGCTTTACTATTTCAATGGTTGTCGGTATGCAGAGCAGGTTTTCCCGGATGAAGATTATAAAATTCATAAAAACCTGTTACTTGTCGGGAAGCCTGGTACTGGTAAAACTATGCTTATGCAGATTTTTTCTGATTATTTACGGCTGACTCATAATCCGAATACTTTTGAAAATCTATCAGTTACTCAAATGATGAACTATTACAAGATGAATGGTCATATCGACAGGCATACATTTAATGAGGGACAGTCAAAAGGGTTTAAGCCGGAACCGTTTAATATCTGTTTGAATGATATTGGGGTGGAAACGGAGAATCAGAAAAGTTATGGTACTAGCCTTAACAGTGTGATAGATGAATTTTTATATGCAAGATATGAGATTTATCAGCAATTTGGTAAGATGTATCACATAACCAGTAATCTTGATGCAGATGAATTCAAAAAGCGTTTTGTAAATCGTCTTGTTGACCGGTTCAAGAGTTTTAATGTAATTCCATTGCTTGGAAATTCACGTAGAAAATAGGCAGTTATACTAAGTTAAAGCATGAAATTATAAAATTAGATTATTTGTATTTCAAATAAAAATAAAGTATCTTTACAATACTAAAAGAAGCCAATAATACTAACAATAAGAAGATAAGAGCAATGAACTTGATAGATTTAAACGAACAAAAAATAATTGATAATATCACAGAAGGTTATCCCGTTACTGTTATCCGGGAAGACGGTTATAAATATATCATCAGTATGGGACGTAAACACGGAAAAGAGGTTTATTCATATCAGTTTGGAAGAGTAAAAAAAAATTTTGATTCTTTTAATGGTATAGTAAATGCGCTTTCTCTCCTTGAATTCAAAGAAGTTATTTTTTAACCATATAAATTTTATTCCACTAAATACGCATGATTATGACAAAGCAAGAACTTGAAAACAACATGACTAAGGTAGCAGGCATACCGGTTGAAATAACAGTCAGAGGTAAACGCTCTTTTACTTTCTCTTTTGAGGGTAAGAATGAAACGGCAGCAAAGAAGTTACAGCAATACTTTGCACCTGTATCTCTTGAATATGACTACGATGAAGAATGTGATTATACTTGTTTATATATGAATTTATAATAAACCATGTTAGTAGGAACAACAAATCTTAATACTACCCTCAACTTAACCTATGTGTTGACAGATGTTGTAGAAACCCTTCTCTATGATTTGAGAAGTGAAATGGGGGAAGAAAGGCTATGAATTACGCCACGATGCGAAACGCAATTTCAACACAGCTATAGCTTCTATTCGTAAATTGAAACAGGACGTTGACAAAACCCAGTTCTCCACACAGGAGAACTTTGGAAACGACTCCGATTGCCTTCTTGCGTTTATCAGGTTGTTGGTAGACCGGTGCGGAGACGATGATAAGAAAATGTTCGAGTTTTATAATTACATCAAGCGGTTCCCTTCACAGCTTTGGTTGGAACTGGCTGATGAGAAGAGTGTGTTTGCGCATATATTTGATAATTGATATTCATAACAGATAAGATATGAAACAGACATTAGAAGAAGCAGCAATAGAAGCCGCAGAAGATTGCTACGAAATGCCTTATGATGAAAACTTCATCAACATGAAACTGATAAAAGAGGCTGTTGAATATGGTGCAGCATGGCAGTCAAAGCAATCTCCGTGGATAAGCGTTGAAGATAAACTGCCTTCTTTAAACCAAAAAGTAATAGTTTATAATGGGAAACAAGTATATATATCTCATAGGACAGAAAAAGACTACGCAAAAGATACTAATTCCTTCTTGTATGGATTGCAGACCTATAATGTTGTAGCTTGGATGCCCATCCCCTCTTTCGATGAGATACTCGAAGCCAACAAGGATGTACTGGATTGGGAGTTTGAGATTGACGATTTTCAAGATGAATAATTCAAAACAAGAATAATAAGGAACATTATGGAAATAATCAAACTAACGAAGAAAGAAGAGGAATGGATTAAGGAGCTGAAGAAGTTAATCCGAAAGAAACCTAAGAATCTGATTCTCTTTGCTGATGGAAATTTAAATATCTTGAAACTTGATAAGGATGATAATGATGGAGTGGGCGAAAATGGAAGAATGAAAAGTGATAGAATAGTAGAAATTATTCTTAACGCCTGTGATGGAGGTGTATTTTAATTAGAGTAAAACAATAAAGAAAGGAGTTGAAGAATGAAACGAGAAGATATTGAAAAGGCGGCAAAAGATTATTCCATAGGTAAAACATATTTTCGGAGAAACGTTCTCAAAGAAGTGGATGCGGACAATTATGTTCTACGCAAGGGTAATTGCAGTGAAGACTTCATAGCTGGTGCAGAATGGCAGGCAAAGCAATCAATTGAGATCCTTTCCTCTGTTTTAGAAAAATGGGTACATGGTGGTGATGCAGATTGTATCATTGCGGAGTTTGAAGAAAAATTAAACAATAAATAGTATGATATTAAAAGATATAGTAAGCCTATTGGCTAACCGGATAAACCAACCTCGTGTAATAGAGGGTTATTTACGAAAAGTGTATGCAAAAGGTTATGAGGCTGGAGCCAAGCAATCCCCGTGGATAAGCGTGAAAGAACGATTGCCGGAAGAAAAACAACGTGTTTTAGTTGTCCGTAATAGTGGATTAATCTGTGAATCTTGTTGCAATTTAAGAAACAAGAGCTGGCTTATATATGGATTTGGATATGTATATGATGTCGTCGTATGGATGCCCATCCCCTCTTTCGATGAAATACTGGAAGCCAACAGAGATGTATTAGAACGGATTAAAGAAAAAGGAGACTGACCGATGAGGTTTGTATTACTTATACTTATGATAATCATGCTATTCTCTTGTAAAGATGATATAGCTGGTCCTTTAAAAGGAGGAACTATGATTACTGTTAAGGGAGACACTATTGAGTTTTATGGAGGAACGTTGACTTATAGCAGATTTGGCTCTAGAAGTATTAGGGATATTGCAATTAATGACTTAAAGGAAAAAGGAGATTGAATATGGAAATAAAGAACGGAATAATAATAGACGGAGTGCTGCATGAAATAGCGTCAATAAGAGAAAAACATCCGTGTGACAATTGCAGTTTGCAAGAAAAATGCGATAAAATAGTCTTATGTACATTAATTGCTGGAAGGCATAATTCTGATGAACGTTTTGTTAATCGTGGCAAAGTTACAGATATTAAGATAGATAAGGAGGAATAACTATGGGATTTACAACACCGTGCTTTATACGCAAAAATACACCGGAACTTCGGAAGAAGTTGGAGGAGTTGGGGTATGTTAAAAATTCCCCAATATGGACGGATAATTGCAGTATAATATGGGCTTATCAATATCCAGTGAAAGGATTTGATACTCCTAATTATGTGATTGCAAATTCTTTTGATATTCCTTTTGATAAACACAGCCTCTTATGTGGGGAATTTATTGATTGCGGAACCAACGAAGAACTTTTCTTGGCAATAGCTGCATTGAGGGATGATACAGATGAAAATCAATGGTTTACCGATGGTAAAGATTGGGCGTATCGTCTAAGGCCTAGTTATTGCGCTCCGTGTGTAACTATATATAAAACATTAGCGTTTGACCATATTCCTGAAGATTTTAAAATGGAGAATTATCACAAGGCTACCGTAGAAGAGCTAATCGAACACTTTAAAGAAAAGGAGGAATGACTATGAAAGATATAAAATTGTCATTACGGCAAATACAAATAATGAAACACGCTATAGGATTTGATCGTAATAGAATAAAGAAAGGTAGATATGAAGCTTATCGCAACAGATATATAACTAATTGTGATAAAGATTGGGAGGAACTGATAGAAATAGGCTTTGCGAATAAGAAAACTTTTGATCTTGAAAAGACAGTTATGTATTTTGTTACCGAAACTGGAATGAAATATTTAGAAATGTTATTTGAATGTATGATAATAGAAAAAGAATGAGATGAAAGAAGAATTTGTAACATTAGAGACAGCAAAGATGCTGAAAGAGAAAGGATTCAGGGAAGATGTATTTACTTTTTATAAATTAGATTACGTAGAAGGTAACATGATACTATCTGAAACTTACGATTATTCCGATAATTTCAATAAAAAGGATGATTGTTTTTCTGCACCCTCCCAATCTCTCGCCCAAAAGTGGCTACGTGAAACCAAAAATCTACATATTTCCATCATTAGAAACGCTTGCGGTTATGGCTATGATATATGCAAAGCTGATAATGGCACTCATATAACCGATGGAATATTTAAAGGTCCTAACGATGGTGGTCAGTGGGACACCTATGAAGAAACATTGGAAGTTGGAATACAAGAAGCATTAAAACTTATGTGATTATGGAGAATGTCAATTTGAACGAACTGCGTAACCGTGCTTATAAAACCGCCTGCGAGCATGGATTTCATGATACAGAACTGAGCAATGAACACTTTATTTGCCTTGTTATATCTGAACTGATGGAAGCTGTAGAAACTGACAGAAGAGGAAAACAGCCCAATGTAATGCAATTCGAGAGGGGTATCTCATATCCTATGAACGATTTCAAGAAGGTGTATGATTATTGTATTAAAGGCACTGTAGCCGAAGAGCTTTCCGATGCCGTTATCCGTTTGCTCGATTTGGCTGGGCTTCGCAACCTCAATCTTAATAGGTTTGCACTTGTAAATGTAGTGTCTAAAAAGAAAACATTTACTGAAAATATCTATGCCATCGTAAATTAGAGTAACTAACCCTTTAAAATGATACAACCAAAGCATTACATTTATCACAACCGGTCCCTACCGTCCAAGTACGTAAGGACTACATTAACCACTTCCGGCAATCGAAGCCCATTGAAGGAATATACTTCACAGACTTCATCCGGGACGTTCTTGAAAAGCGAAGCAGACGCAAGTCTGAACATTATGCAGCCGTCTATGATGCTATCATAAAACACATTGATAACTTCTCAGAAGAATATGATTGCGATATATTCACCAATTCTGTAACGGCTGAATTCTTAGATGATTTCATTGTCTATTTGGAAGACCAAGGTCTACGACATAACACCATCGTCGGATATATTCTGAAAGTGCAAACACTTGTCCGTAGAGCATTGCAATACAATTATGCAGTAGATAATACCTACGATGAGATTGATTTGAAATGTGAGCCGACAAATGCGGTTTTCCTGAGTATGAATGAGATCACAAGGATATATTACTACAAGTTTATCAGGCAGGATAAGCGAAAAGCCAAAGAACGGATCAGGGATATGTTTGTATTGGGATGCCTTACCGCTCTCAGATATTCCGATTATTCAAGGCTGACAAGCCAGAACCTGACAGACAACTACATCGTAATTCGAACAAAGAAGACCAATGTGGATGTCAAGGTCCCTGCCCATGATTACGTGAAAGAGATATTCGCAAAGTATGGCGGATTTGTTCCTGGCGGCTTATGTATCCAATACTTCAACAAATACCTGAAAGTGATAATGAAAGAAATCGGATTGAATGATCCGGTTACATTCTCCTACACCAAAGGCGGAAAGTTGATAACGGTAACCCGTGAGAAATGGGAGCTTATCAGTAGTCACACGGCAAGAAGAAGCGCCGCAACCAACATGTATCTCACAGGCCGGATGAAGACATTTGAGATAATGAAGCTGACAGGACATCGTAGTGAGCAGAACTTTTTCCGCTATATTCGGTTAACCGGTGATGATACGGCCCGTTTGCTCAGCGGTGACCTGTTTTTTAGAAAGTAATGCCACTGACGGCTCCGAGTATGTTATATGACCGGGATGCCATTAATGAACCGGGATGTTTTTAACCGTCCCGGTTCGTTAATGGTGATTTTGACAAGTCATTGAAATTCCGTATATTTGCGCTATAATCAGATTTTTCCTTATGCGCAATCCGGAGATGACCAAGATGAGAGACCGCAAGCTGGTGGAGAAGTTCTACCAACTTTACGACGTGAAGCGTATCCGTTTGGAGGACGTGCTTTTCCGGATGAGCCATGAGATATTCTTCCTGGATACAAACTACATCTACAAGCGCATCTTTTACATTCCCGACAACCTGTCTTACTATGAGCGTCTGAAGGAAGGGAAAAAGCCGGGGCCGGATACGGGCACACAAATGCGGCTGGATTTCTAAAGCTCATACAGGTTCTCCCCATTTTCCATTCTTTCCGGAATCGGTCCATCGGATACGGTGATATCCCTGTCCGCCATGTCGGCTATGCCGTGCAGTTCCTGCGCGCTGTAATCGCGTACGGGGCACTCGAAGCTGACGCGGTAAAGGTTCCCCGCCCCGCCGGAATCCATACGCTGGAAACCGGTTTTCCGGAGGGTGGAGAAGTTGTCGGACGTATAGCCGTGGAAAAGCACGTTCAGTACGGTGAGCAGGTTCAGATAGTTCAGCGCCTCTTCCTGCATGACGGCACCGTCGTATGTGTCCGAAAATGTTTCCCAGAACACGTAAAGGTCGAGTTGCAGTTTCATATCCTGCACCAGCACGCCGTTATCCTCAGTGTCAAGCGTGTTGAATGCGATGAATACCGCCGGTGTGGGAAAAGGGTGTTCTTCGTCCAGGTGGTCGGTCTGTTCGTGCCACAGGTCGATGTATTCCACATCGGGGACGGCAGCCAGTTCGGCGGCCAGTTCCGGCGAAAGGTCCTCGAGGTTTTCCAGCAGAAGACGCATATTCATGATTCGCTCCGAGATTTCCTTGTAGATGTTACTCCAGATCATAATCTTTTTCTTTTTTTATGGTTGTTATTATTGGCCGATGGCGGAGTCCACGATGCGGTCGATACGTTCCAGCATGGTTTTCTCCAGTTCCTCCAGCAGCTCCCTGCTCTCACCGATGAACTGCCGCCTTGCCACCTTTACTTTTTTCTTGCCGAATATCCGTATCGTACCTCCCTCATTGTGCACTCCGGCATATGGAAGGTCAGTACCGACGGCTATCCTCACGGGGGATGATTCCACTACCCGTATGCTGTTCATCAGGTCAGCGCCGGGACCTATCAGGATTCCCCTTTTTGTGGCAGCCCGGCTGAAGTTCAGTTTCCGTTGCTTTTTGGCCCGTACCATCTTTCCGGTTTTCCTGTCTTTCACAAGAGAGACGCTTGTGCGTCGCTCCCCTTTATACTGGAAACCGTACCAGGAAGATTGCGGATCGCGCCGTTTCACTTCCTTCCACGGGGTGACGCCATTGTTGCGGAATCCCTGCCGCCGGAAATTTTCACGGAATTCATCCACCGCCATCTTGCCGACAATGCGGGGAAGGTCTTTCCGGAGAAACTTCTTCACCCCGGCGTCGATCTGTGAGAAAGGCGTTTTCTTTGCCATTTCTTAAGTTAATTAGTTAGTTATCTTTTAGTTTCTATCATAAAAATCGTATCTTTGCGAAAAAGAATAAACATTATGGTAAAGCGATTCTATAAAGACGGAAATAAGCATAATATGATTGACGATCGGCATGAGATATTTAGTATCTATGGTTCCCCATGCGGCAGTTGTAAGCATTTCGTAGAAGATGATTATTACTGTCCTGCATATCCCGACGGTATTCCCGACAGATTGCTTGAGGGGAAGGACTCCCATGACGAAGTGCGCAAGGATCAGACAGGAACAACTGTGTATGAGGAAGACTAGCGCGTTTTTCCTTTCATGTATTCCCAACCGTATTTCTTGCATATCCTTTTTGCCAATATGTGATAATGAGTGGCGTTGGCCTGCGTAACTGTCAGAGTTCCTTTTTGTATTCTTTTGCCAAATTCGTTTTTCAATTTCCTATCTTCTTTAGAATAATCAGATATGAGCTTTTCAATATCTACTCCCCATCCTTTTTCCGGACGTTTCAGTGAAAAAGTATAATTGGGGGTGACCGCCCTAATTTCGGCAACATCGTTATAGACGGCAAGAGACAAATCGTCCATGCTAAAGGAATTCCCCATCCTTCCCAAATCTCTGTCCCCATACCCCCACCCTCTGGGGTGGTTGTGGGTCACAACCGCATCTTTCATCAAATCACATTCGCCATCCGTAAATTTTACTCTGAATGACTCTCCCCGTTTGTCTACAAGAATCTTTCCATTTTTACCAATCACCATGCCTGTTTCGTGGGATTTGTTCATTCTGATTTCATTCTCAACATCAGCCACTATTTTATTTATTTTCATGTCCGTCCCACCCAAAACAGGTATTTGTTTGATTCCATTTATGGTATAAATTGCCGGACCAACAAATTGCTCCACCGCCTTTTCCGCCTCTTTTGAAGCCCCCTTGATATACGGGTGCGATTCGGTGAACAGCTCTCCTGATGTTGCCGGGTTCCTGTCCAGTCCGGGTGCGGCCGGTACGGGCGCGGCGTCTCCCGTCGCATTCACGGGCTTGTCCGTACTCCGTATTCCACACTTGCAGTTCCACAGGTTGCCCGGATAGTTCGTGTTCCAGAACGGATCCTCCAAAGAGCGTATCTGCCCGTAAAACACCCGGTGGGCTTCTCTCGGAGTCGCGGACACGCTGGGCAGCCATTCCAGATTGGGATATAAATCCTTATTCGCCCGGCAACTCCGGAAGTCCGCCGCGAAGCGGGCACGGCGTACGGCCGTATCATATTCCGTGCGTAGCCAGTTCACGTTATAGTCCTGAAGTATACCGGCCGTGTCTTTGCGGAAGCGGTCGAAGTCTTTCCGCTTCCCGTCCTCATCGAACAGGCGGGCGTGTATCTCGTTCTGCTGGCGGTGCGTCTTGAACGCGGCGAATACGGCATTGTTGTAGCGCAGCTCTTCAAGGAAATCATAATCCGGAGTGCCGTATTCCACTTTTCCGAAGCTTTTGGCCACCGCCTTGTCCAGACAGTCGAAAGTATGGGCGAACAGGTCGGGATCTATCCCTTTCCCTACATCGAACCCCTTCCCGGCCAGCCGTCTGAGCACCCTGTCCCGGATCTTTTCCTCCAGCGAAAGCCCGGCAGCCTCCGGTATATTCCCGTCCGGGTAATATAACGCGTTGACGGTATCCGCTATTCCCGGCTTTTCTCTGCCCGGTTCACTCTTTTTTTTTTGAGGGTTCACGGGCGGCCGGGGTGCCGGTTCGGGCGCTACCGGCGATTCTCCGGACATTCCCCTCATTCCGGTGACGGGAAGTCCCGTACGTTCCACCAGTTCCTTGATATCAAATTCGTAATAAGGGGACATCCTGACCACCGCGTCGATGAATTCCCTGATATCGAGCGTCTCCGTGTCGTCCCATTCCAGCCGCAGGTTCTCCAGCGGACGGTATACCGGGCTTATCCTGACCAGTTTCGGAATGATGACATGGTTGAAATAGAACATGAACAGCATCTTGTCCGATTCATGGCGGGTTTTCTCCACCCGTTCGTGCACTTTCGCCGTGCCGTCCCAGGCCCCGTTCTCGGTCGTCCCGGTCTGTCCCAGCAGGCGTTTGCTCACCTGGTTGTCACATCTCTCCTCCAGCGGAAGAAAGGCGTCCGTGGTATTCCCTCCGGCCTCCTTGCCGTATTCCACCCGTTCCTGTCCGGCCAGTATCCCGAAGTAATTGTTTCGGAAATCGAGCATCATTTCAAACAGGTCATCCATGCGCTTCTTGTCCTGCCTGTCGGAAATGACGAAAACGGGCGGTACCCCGTACTTCTCGATATAGTTCATCCACGACCCCATGCCCAGCTTCTTGGCCAGCAGGATAATGGCAAGCTCGTTGAGCATCCCCAGCGACCAGGCATTGCCGAACTGGACGTAATAAGGCTCCAGGGCTCCTTCCCGGTAGCTCCATCCGGCAGTGTCGTATTCCTCGCGCAGGATGATTCCCCGCTGCGGGATAAAGTTGCTCATGGGTATCTCCTCCACATAATCTATCTCCATGTCAGCGTTCAGATGCGAAAGATCCACCAGCGACACACCCTGCATCCGGTGCAGGAAATAGATGCGTATAAGGTCATGGAACCACGGGCGGCGCAGCAGCCCGGCGGCTTCGCTGTCCTCATTTCCGTTTTTGTCCACCAGCCTGAACTCTGACTGCTGTATGGGCAGCACGCGGTTGTCTATCGTGGTCTGGAGATGTTCATCCCGGTAGAGCGCCTGGTAGAAAGTATACAACAGTCCCCGTCGCGGATCATCGGGATCGGTGGCGGCGGCCCCCCCCCGTTTCCC